CCCAAGTTCGAAGCTTGCGTCATTGGTCAACAGTTGCTGAATTTTAAATCGTTTGCCTCCCTTAGTCAGCGTGGCGCCCACAATCGGCTTGATACCTAAGTCGGCCCACTGTTTGCGGTTGGTGGTCAAGGTTAAGTCGTAGCCTTCCAGCATGCCGCCCTCTTCAAGCTCTTTGGTCTCGGTGTTGCCACTCTCAACACAGCGCAACACGTTGCCATGGTAATCAAGCAAACCGCCGGCCAAGCGCTCAATCTCCACTTGTTGTTCGTAAAGCAATCTTGAGCGGTGGTGCCCTTGGTCAATAGTGTCGCTGTCTAGCAAGTTGCCGTTGTTGGTTTGGAAAGCGTCAATGCGATAAGTGCCGCTACCGTCTGGCACGTTAAGCGATACGGTGGCCGCGTCGGTCCAGTCGCTTGTGTAAAGCTGCACTGTGTAAGCATCCGCACCAAACTGCGCACCGTCGGCGGTGACCCTAAAAAGCCGGTAACCGCTGGCGATGTCATCAAAATTCATCACGCCATCAGTGAACACAACAGCGGCCCAATTTGTGGGCGCTGCGCTTGTGGTTGTCTCATAGAGCCAACCGGCGCGGGTGTTGATGATTCGGGCGTCTGGCATTTAATCAAAAAACCCAGGCGGGAAGGTTGCCCCGCCGCGCCTGGGTTGGGTGTGGTGACCTAACGAACAAACAACGAGCGAATCAGGCAGTTGCCTTTTTCTTGGCGGCTTTGGCTTTGGCTTTTGGCAGCGCGAGCGGTAGGTCTGCGCGCTTCCAATAAGGTGGTTTACGGTAAACGCTAACGCCGGAATATTTGCCGGACGGGTTTTCCCGCTCTGCAATGAATGCGGCTTTGCACGTGTCAGGGTCGCCCATGGCAATAAGCTCGGGCGAACCATCAGGCAAAAATCCAACAGTGAATGAAGTTTTAAATATCATGATGATTTATTGGTCGGTGATTCTGATTAAAGCGTTTTGATTTCCCACGCTGCATCCGTAGAGGATGGAAACGGTGAGATACCATTTGCCCTCGGTTGGGCGATAAAATTTTCTTGTTTGGAATGGCAATCCGGTGCGCGGCTCTATGTTGTCGATGACTTCCACGTTGCCATAAAGCGGGCGGCTTACCTGGCGCGCTGCAATGCATAGCGCGCTTGGGTGGCAATAAAAGCCTTTCAGGTTGTTGCCGGTCGGAATGTCTTGGTATTCTGCAACACCAAAACCATGGACGCTTGAAAGCTCGCCCTCTTGGATAGGTTGCGCTGTGCCGTAGGCACTGGCGTCAATGATGGCGCCGTCTTTGGACAAGCTTGCCGTGTAAGACGGGTTCAACATAGCGGTGCGCAATGAGCGCGGGCACTTGTTGGTCGTCAATGTGCTGGCAGCGTCTGCCAGGTTGTCGCTGTCAAAATTGGCGGCAGTAACAACCTGGGAGGCGCTGAAGTTGCTAGGTGTGACAAGACCAAGCAAATCGTCGGCAACACCTTTTGCGGTGGCATCTATTGCAGGGCGCAAAAAGGTGCGCTCCAAGATGGTTGGGCTCTTGAGCTTTGAGATTTCGAGGTCTGAAAATGACATTGAGAATCCCTTGAAGCTAGATAAGGCAATTTCGATTGGTGTGCTTGTCAAATCGCTGGCGCCGTAGCCGGTGGACAAGTCCTTAACTGAAACGGAGGAGGGAACGCGTGTGACTGTTTTGTCACCGCGCTCCCTCACTTCCGTTGAGAAGTTGCGACTCACAAGCGAAAAAGCGAAAAAGTTGGAGGACAGCAAGTCGAGCATTTGCTCGCTTACTGCTTCCAAATAGACGCCGCTTGAGAGTGCGTTTGCCATTCTTTTAACTTACGCGGACTTAATGCGCTTGAGCGCGGCACCGTTACCAACGGCCACGCCGTAAAGCACGCCCATGGTCAAGTAGTGCTTACCGGCAACGTTGTCATAGAAAGTACGCAATTGTATCGGAAGCCCTGTTGTAGGGTCTTGAATATCAGATACTTGCACACTTCCATCAGTTGGCGCGGCAGGCGTGCGGGCTGCCAAAACAAGAGCGGACGGATGGAGCGCAATGGCGGCAAGGTTCTCGCTGTTGGTTGGAATGCCGGTGTATTCATACAAGTTAAACCCATGCACGCGTTGCGCAGCATTTTCTTGCACAGCATCAGAAGCACCAAAGGAAGAGCTGTCCTGGATGATGCTGTCTTTTTGGATGCTTGAGTAATAAGAAGGCGGCAGAATCAAGGCGCGCTCGGTCTTTGGACATTTGGCGGTGGTCAAGTCGGCGGCCAGGTCAGCCACTTCGTCGGCGTCAAAATTGGCGGCAGTAATGACCTCGTTGGAACTAAAGTTTGCGTTTAGCACCAAGGCGAGCAAATCGTCCATGACTGCATCTAGGGTGACCTCTAAAGCAGGGGCCAGAAACTGGCTGGAAAGCCAATCAAAGTTGCCTGCTTTTGATACCTCCATGTCTGTGTAGGCTGCACTGTGCCCCTTGAATTTATTAAGCGTACACGTCACCGCGCTGCTTGTGACATCCTGCGCAGTGTAACCGCTAGAAAGGTCCACGGCGGTCATGCTGGAAGGAACGCGGGTGGTGACGGATTCGCCGGCGCCGCTGATGTCGGTTGAGAAATCGCGAGCAAATGCGCGAAGCGGGTGAAACTGGGTACTCAAATAGTCGAGTGCCTGCTCACTAATTTGGGCGAGGTTGATACCTCCTAAACTATTGGCCATTAGATATTTAGCTTTCTAAGGCTCTTAAATTAGAGCCGGTTTTTAATGTTTTTGAGATAGAAAGCGCGGCGCTCTTGGCGGTCCTCGATGGCGTTGTATTGCTGCCAAAGGGTGTCTATTGATGCCTCGGGTGCCGGCTCTTCGGTGGCTTCTTCAACGGGTGCCTCAACGCCTACGCTTGCCGCGATTTCAACGGCTTTGTCGGCGGCGCTCTTCTGTTGCTCCTCAAGAAGTAAATTGGTTTCTTCAAGCAACTTGACTTTTTGCTCAAGTGCTTCGATGTCCTCGGCGTGTTGTGCGCCAAGTTTGGCGACCTCGTCGGCGTGGCTTGCTGCCGCGCCTTCAATCTCTGCCTGTAGGTTTTTATTGGCCTCGGTGGCTTCTTCCAATTTGCCGGAAAGGCTGGAGAGCTCCACGTTGGCTTTGACTAAATCAAGGATGGTTTTCATGGTGTTTTGTGATGAATTGTTAAAGGTTGGTCATGAGCGCAATCACGTCTTGGAGGTCGTCCACCACGCCGTCCGCAAGCCCCGCTTCAACAGCCTCTAGGCCCTCGTAAACTTGGCCGGTCATTGAGTCGCCTGGCACGGTGCGCTTGACGTTAATGTCGTCTTTAAAGCGGTCGTGCCACTTGTTGACGTTGGCTTGCAATCGCTCCCGCGCTTCGTCGCTTAGTGGTTTAAAATCCGCATAATCAAGCTTGTTCTCACCGGCGGCGATGGCGTTGACGCGCAGGCCCTGGTTGCGCAAGTATTCGCTTTGGTCGAGCAAGGCGATGTAAACGCCCACACTGCCAACTTCGGCGCTTTGACTCAAAAGCACATTGTCGGCTTGGCTGGCTATCCAATAGGCCGCGCTGGCGGCGGTGCCTTCGGTGTATGCAACCAATGGCTTTTGAACGGCTCGCATTTTTGCGGCAAGCTCGGGCAAACCCGTGATGGTGCCTCCAGGCGAGTCAATGTGCAGCAAGATGGCGCTGACATTTGGGTTGGCGTCTGACTCGGCCAATTGGGTGGCGATGTCGTCGTAGTCAGTCATTCCAAACATGAGCTCCCAATCCGTAAGCATCTTGCCCAAGGGGCCATGAATGTGGATGATGGCAATGCCGTCGACTTCCTCTGGCGTGGGTGGCTCATAAGGCCCGCCGTCTTCTTCCTCGTCGTAATGATACGCTTCAGCGGCAGCGACGAGCGTGCTGTGATACTCTGGGCGAATAGCCCATGGCTCATGTGCCAGCTTATGCGTCAATTTCGTTTTCATTATTAAAAACTGGGTTTGGTGTCCTTTGGCTTAGAAGGTGCAAGGCGGTTTCCATGGAGACGCTGTAGTCGTCGGCCAAGCGCTTGGCGCGCTCCAACAGGTCGCTGGCTTCGCGCTCTACTTGGTCGCGCATGTCTTGCCAGTCGTGGCCGCGTTCTCCGGCATCTTCGCGCATGGTGCGCAGGCCCATCTTGATGGCGTCCTGGTTGGCGCGTGCTTCGCGGCCAAGGTCAACAGTGATTTTTTTGGGCGCCTGCCAGTTGACGCGCCACCAGTTGTCGCTTGGCGGCAGGTCGCCGCGTCTAATGCCGCGCGCAATGACCCATCCCCAAACACGATTGCAAAAGCGTGAGATTAAAAGGTCTTGGCGCTCTTCAAATCGGCGGGCGGCTTTTTCTAGGATGAACCGTGAAGCGGTTCCTTGTTTGGAGGGTTCCACCACGAATTCGTAAGGAACGCCAAGACCCAAAGCTACGTCGCGGATTAGATACTCCAAGAAGCCAGCAAAAGCAGGGGATGGTTTATTGCTGGCAAATGACTGAATGCTTTCTCCTATTTTGAGGTGTGGAACCTGACCAGGGGCAAAGGTGCTAAAAGGCACCGTGCCGGTGTCGGCGGCGGCATAACCGTCTTCAATTAAAGTTGTGCCGTCATCAGCAATTCCGCCCTGTGTGGTGATTGCCATGCCTATGGCGCTGTTCATTTTTACGCCAACCTTTTCAAACTCAAGGATGTCAACCGCGTCGCGGATGTGGTCAATCGCATGGGTAAGCGCTGACACGCCGCGCAGTTGCGCAACGCGGTCGGGGTCGTAGACCAGAATGAAATTATTAGCGCTTATTGAGCGGTAATCATCGCCATCTTTGACCGTGTATGCGGTAGGGCGGCCAGCGGGCGATACCTTCACACCGTCATGGCCTTCGCCGTAGTACTGCGCGCCTTCGCTCAGGATGTTGTGGGATTCGACAAGTTGCAGTTGCGGAAACGCGTCTTGCCGGCCAACCATCAAGAAGCCAATGTCACCGTCGACATCCATGCGGATGGACGCAAGCCGCTGCATTTGGCCAAACGTGAATTGACCGTCGACTGAGCACACTTTCGACCATTCGGCAAAATAGCTCTCATAATCCTTGGAAACATCGCCGGCTTGACTTTGTGGTTTTAATCCAGGGCCAAGCGCGTAGCGGCTGACATCGTTGACCGCACCGCGAACCATGCCGTTGTTGGTGTAGAGC